TCGACGTAGTAGTGTTCCGTCGCGTTGGCGCCGCCGCCGAGCGTGATCGGAATGTTGTTGTCGCGATAGACGCGCCCGCCGCCGAGCGTGGCGCCGTCGTCCTGCTGCATCTGGGGGAATGCGAAGTTGCTGTTCCCGTCGACGAGGTCCCAGCCCATGTACTCCGCGCTGCGCGAGTGCAGGAACCACGCGCGCCGCACGAGCGGCGAGTTGGCGTTGTTGACCTTGTTCTTCGCCGTCCGGATGTCGGTGCGGACGTTGGCGAGCGTGGTGCCGGCGGAATTGGCTCGGCCGGCGGCGCCGACCCAGTTGTAGATTCCCTTCGGCTGCCCGGCGAGGCCCGTGCCGCGCAGGAACGCGACGTCCTCGTCGTTCGCGGCCACGCGGATCATGTCGTCGCGCACGACGCGCTCGGTGTCGAGGCTCGAGTTGCGACGCAAGTCGTTGCTGATCGGCACGAGCACCATGTACTTCTTCTCGACCAGCTTCACTTGGCCGGTGCTCATGTCGTTCGGCGTGGCGTTGTCGCCTTCGGATCCCATCCACGTGCCGCTGGCGCCGCCCGTGAGCTTCGGGATGGTGGCGGATCCGTTCACGAGCGTGATCGAGCGCGCGCCGGCGCGACGCACCTGGGCGGTCGCGCGCAGCAGCTCGATGAATTCGGCGCCGACGAAGTTCTCGGCGATGAACGCGCCGCCGGACGTGAAGACCGACTGCTGCATCGCGCGGCATTGCGGCGAGTTCTCGCCGTAAGTCTGACGCGCCCACTTCACGGCTTCGGGCTGTTGCCACGCGCCGAAGCGCATGCGCGCCGCAACGATGGCACCGAGCGCATCGCCCTTCTCGTACGCGGGAGCGCGATCGCGGACTGTGGGATGCTGCGGCGGGTCGTTCGGATCCGCTGCCGCCTGTGACGCCGGCACCTCGTACCGCTTTGCGTCGTCGACGGCCTTGCGCGCCGCCTTCGCGCGCGCGGTGGCGGCGAGGTCCTCTTCGATGCGTTTCGCTTCGGCCAGATGCGATTTGACCTCGGCGTCTTCCTCCGGAGTCAGCCCGCGACCCTCTTCCTCGGACACGGCGACGATGCGATCGGCGGCGTCGAGCGCCGCTTGGCGTCGCGCCTTCAGGTCCTTGTCGTTATCCACTTGCGGCATGGCCACCTCTCGGGGGCCAGCCCACAAAGGAAAAGGCCCCATCACTGCGCTCCGGGCCTCTTGCGCGTGATGGGGCCTCTCCGAAATCTGACGGCCTCTCAGGGCCTGTCCTGCTGGTGTTCGACGGCGCGTGTTACGTCACGTCGAGACTCCGATCCGATAGTTCATGAAGTCGCACTTCGAGCATTTCACCTCGACGACCTTGCCCGGCCTCAGCGCCGCGATGTCGATACGCAGCAGCATGCGACCGCAGCCGTTGCAGCGCATCGCCTCGAGGCTGCGCAGCTGCCCGTCGCGAATCGCCGGCGCTACGGACGCCACGCCTTCGCCTTGTTCACGGCTTCACGGGCTTCCTCGCGCCGCTGCTTTCCAGCATCATCATCGACGACGGGAGTCGTCGCGGTCCGTTGCGCCGCGGCATCAGCCGGCTGCTGCTGCACAGCCGCCGCCTTCGCGGCCGCCGCTTTGTCGGCGCCGCCCAATTCTCCAGCGATGTTCTTGCTCCGCGCGCTGACGGTGGTCTCTTCGTACGCCGGAAACGTCACGGGCCCGACGTCATACACGCGCGCACGCTTGATCGTGCGCAATGGTAGTTTCGCGGGATCGTCACGCGTCCACGTTTCGTCGTCGTCGTTCTCGACTGTGAAGGAAAAGCTGCTGCCGGTGACATCGCGGCGCTTGATCTTGGCGCCCACCGACATCGCCTCGGGATCGTCGGGATTCAGCCGCGCCACATAGAGGAGGCCGGTTTTGTCCTCGCTGACGTCAGCGGTGCGCGCGGCATTGCGACCCAGCACGTAATTGGGACTGTGATTGAACAGCACGCGGATGTCGTCGTCTTGGACCGTGTCGCTGAACGCGCCCGGGGCAATCACTTCGCGAAAGTAGTCGCCGATCACGGTCTCGACGCCGTAGAGCGCGCCGTACCCCTCGATCGACGGCGACGCGCCGTCTTTCGCGCGCACCTCGATCAGGGCCGAGGTCACCATGCGGCGTTCGATTTCGCGTGCCATCGCTACATCACTCCTTCGGGTTCGGAGACGGTCGGTTTCGGCGCCGGCGTCGGCTCCGGCTCCGTCACGACAGGCAGACCATTGCCCGTCACCGGCGCGTAGTTCTGCGGCATCCAGAACACCTGGCCGGCGCCGCCGTCGATCGGATTGAGGTCCTCGAGCTCGCGGATCTCGTCGCCGTTCAACCAGCCGTTCTGACGCGCCACCGCGTACGCATCGAATCGCGTCTTGATGTCGCCGCGCACGAGCGCGTTCACCACGAACAGCGCCGTGTGCGTATTGAAACTCTTGCGGCTGAGGAGATCGCGCGCGATGACCTGTTGCCACAGCTGAAACCACGGCATCATCGTGATGTTCAGGAACCCCCGCATCTGTTGCTCGATCCCGGATCCCCAGCTCGTGTCCTTCGTTTGGTTCTGGATCATGAACAGCGGCACGCGATAGATCCGAGCTGCCGATTCGACTTGCGCGCCGCGCAGCTTATCGAGCTGCGATTTCTCCGGGTCGACGCCGACGACGTGAATCTGAATGCCTTCTTCGAGGATCGCGAACTTGTTGGCTTTCTTCGCGCCCATAAACTTCTCGAGCCAGGAGCGCCGGATGTTTTCCTTGGCCGCCGGCGTGAGCGTTTTGGGATGCGTCGCGATGATGCCGGGAATCGCCCCGTTGCCGAACCAGGCGCCGACGTAGTCCTCGGCCGCCTTCGTGATCCCGAGCGACTCGCGATTGATCAGGAGCGGCGATCGCCCGTCAAGACCGTCGTCGCTGTTGATGTGGAGATGCAGGATGTCCGGACGATCCGGGTTGTGCTCCCACACCTGATAATCGCCGCGTCCCATCCAGTACGAGAACACCTTGCGGCCGAGCGCGTTCCGTTCGACGAACATCCGCGCCGGGTGCAGCGGCCAGAGCGCGGTCACATCGCCGCGCCGATCGCGCTGAATCTGCGCATACGCGCGGCCCCAGCCAGCGGTATGGCGCGTCAGGATTTCTTTCCCCTGGTACGCGGTCAGCTCGGGGTTGAACGCGTCGTGCAGGAGGTAATAGAGCGGGTGCTCGACGTCCGGCTGCTTGCCGCCCTCTGGCAGCAGACGATTGATCTTGGTCGGCAGCTGGCCCACCGTCTCGCTGAGCACGCGCTGGCAGGCGTAAATCGCTGGCAGGCCTTCAGCGATCGGCACGCTGATGTCGACGCCGGCGGTGGTCTTCCCGCCGTTCAGCAACGACGTCAGCCACGATGCGGGATTCGTGAGCGTCCCGCCGTTGTCGTACTCGCCGCTGTTGGCGGGCACGATGTGATCACGCCGTTCGAAGAATGGAGCCAGGCGTCCCATCAGGACTTCTTCACCTTGACTCGTTGCTGCAGCCGCGCGCCGGCGCCGAATAGCACGGCACCACTCACGATCAAGGCGCAACCGAGTCCGAACACACGGCCAACGCCGGCGACGAACAATCCAAAGCCGATGAGAACCAATAGATCGGCAGCCATCAGACCGTGAAGATCTCCGCGCCTTCGGCTTCGTAAATTGATCGACCGCCCGACGGATTGCGCACGATGGCCTGATCGATTGCCATGATCAGCGCGACGATGCCGTCGATCTTTTCGCCGGCCGCGTCTTTGTCAGGGCGGATCTCTTTGTTGCGGCCATGGCGCACGACGAAGTTCGATGCCATCCAGGACAGAATCGCGTTGCCGCCGCACAGGAACAGCGCCTCGGCGATCAGCTCGAGCGTCCGCTTCGTCGCTTCGTTCAACTGAAAACCCTGCGGCGTTGGCACGACGTCGATGCCGCGGCCCTGGAGGTACTGCGCCATCTGATGCGCGAAGCGCGGGTCATACGCCAGCGAGCGCACACCGGACTCGAGGCAGTCCTGCTCCACGGCCTCCTGGACCGCGGCATAGTCGGTCGTGTCGCCTTCGGTCACCTCGAGCAGGCCGGCGCGCCGCCATTCGTCGTACGGCCGATTCGGGTACTTCTCGAGCGCCGCCTGCGGCAGCCAAAAGCGGCACTTCACCGGGATTCGGCCGTCATCGAGAATCCAAATCCGGATGGATGCGCACAAGTCATCGCTCTGTCCGAGGTCGAGGCCCGCGAAGCAGGGCGCGTCAACGAGCTCCGCGTCCGAGACGGTGCCCTGGCACAGCGCCCATTTCGCCTGGTCGATCGCGCGCGTGTGCGCGTTCGTCCAGACGCAGAAATTCAGGCGGAGCACCGTATTGGTCTCGGATGGAATGTTCTTGGCGTTCTCGACCTGGCGCCGGAGGTACTCGGGCGTGATCGTGACGCCGAGCAGCGGATTCGCTTTGATCCAGCACGACTCATCGACGAGCGGATCGTCGCCCTCGTCGAGCGCGCAGACATACGCGAAGAAGCGATCGTCGACGACCGTCTGCTGGAGCACGCGTTCGGCGTGCTGATGCAGCTGCCACGCGATGGACGTGCGATCGAAGCCGCTGTTCGTGATTTTGACGGCGAGCGGCTGCTTGCGGAATTTGAAGCCGGCCTGCAGCTTGTTGATCGTGTCGGCCGACGGATGCTCATGGACCTCGTCGATGAGCGCCATGTGCGGCCGCTTCCCGGACTTCGATCCCTGGTTCCGCGAGTAGGGCCGGAAAAACGACTTCGTCGCCGCGTACGAGATGGTGCCGATCCCGCGCGGTTCGCCGGCCGGCGTGCGCTTCAGCAGCTCGCAGAGCTCGGGTGACACGTCGACCATGCGTTCGGCATCGCGCATGAGAATCGCCGCCTGGTCGAGATCGACGGCGGCCGGATAAATCTCCGCCGCGTACTCGTTGTCGACCACCAGGCCGTAGAGCCCGAGCCCCGCGACAGTCGGCGTCTTCGCGTTGCCCTTGCCCATCTCGATGTAGGAATCGCGAAACCGGCGATAGCCGTCAGTACCGAGCCAGCCCGTCAGCGCGCCGACGATGAACGTGAGCGCCGGCTCGAGCAGAAACGGCTTCGGATTGCCGGCCTCATCGAGCGTGTCCGGGAGCCGCAGCACATGCTCGAAGAACCCGATCGCGACGTCGGCCGCGTCCGCGCTGAACGACCAGCCTCCTGGATGGCGCGTCGGCGATGCGGCCAGCGCACGGTCGCGGAGATGTCGCTCGCAGGCGAGACGCACCCACGGCCCAGCGACGATCGGCTCGCCGGCGGTGGCATCGCCGAGCACACGTCGCGCATACAGATCGACGCGGTGGCCGAACGGCGCCCAGATGCTAGGCGCCGAATCGGACGACGCGCGCTTTCTGCTGGAGCGCGGCGAGCGAGTTCTTGGGCTGCTGTGGTTCATCCGTTCCGTTCGTCCGTACCCGACTGCGCGACGCCGGCGTCAAGCCAAACTCCACGAGGTACTGCCGGAGCGCCATGTGTCCCTGCCGCAACTGCACGCGCTGTTTCGATGCGAGCTGCTCGAGCGTCACGATCCGATCGATCGCGCCGAACAACGATTCGCCCGTCAGCCGCTTCGCTTCGTTCTTTAACTCCGCGGCGAGGCTCAGCAGCTCGCTGTCCTTCGCCTTGATCGCCTGCGTCTCCGCGAACAACTGCACGTACTCGAACAGTGCCGCGTCGTCGACGATCGACAAGGTCTGCGACTGCTCGAGTCGCGTGACCATCCGGTCCCATTCGGCCTGTTCGACGTCCGTCAACGGCGCCGGCGGCCGCGGGATGCCCTTCGGCGGCTCCGGGTTCGTGATGCCCTCGTGCCGCGTCCGGTTGAACGTGCCTTCCAGCTGGTGCTGCTCGACGTGTTTCGCGTTCCGGCCGCCCGACCGGCCCTTCACGCCAGCCATCGCGTTCGCTGCACTCCCCCGGCAAAGTCATTCGCCGCCGAATTTCATTCGCTGCAACGCCACGAAAATGCCTGCGGCGCGGTCCGCGCGCCCCGCCGTGGGGACTTTTGATCCCCCTACCCCTCGGTGTCGACGTCGCTGTCGCGCGGTGCGCTCATCTCATCGCGCTCATCGCTCGTCGTGCAGGCTGGGCACGTCCACCGCACCACACGTAAAGCTCGAAGGAAGCGCGCGTCGTTGTAATTGAGGTGCAGCGGATGACGGCAGCCGCTGCTCATCTCTTAATCGAGAATCACGACCAGCGATTCGAGCAGTCTCCACAACAGGTCAGCCATCACTGTCTCCCCCACCCGCTCTGTTCGAGTGCTGTCCGCCGTGAGTGGTGCGGCTTGCACTTCGGTCTCAAGTTGCTGTCCGCATGAATCTGCTTCCACGACCAGCCACGACGTCGCGCGTCCTTCACCGTCACGATGTGGTCAGCTTCGGTTGCTGGTGCGGGACATTCATCACAGGTCGGATGCGCTGCGAGAAATTCGGCGCGTCGCTCCGGCCAATTCGTCGACGTGCCGTACCCACGCTGCGCGCTCGTTCCACGCGCGCGTTCTGCGCGGAGCTCGCACTCAACGCAGAGGCCTCGACGGATTGCTCGACCCGGACATCGTGGTGTACGACATGGACCTCGAGGAGCAAGCGGCACTGGTAATAAAAAGGTGGGGACCGTTCGACATGGCGCGGCGCTCAGTCGCAACCGAGCGAGCGATTGTTCGCAGGTCCCGTTAGCTCAGGGCCGAGGATCGCTGAGCCGGCGTGCGCGAGGAAGGGGGCTCCGGCCGAAATGGATCCTGTTCCCGCTCAATGACCGTTATTCCGTCTTACGTCGTCGTCGCCAAACGCTGCCGCACTTCGAACTCTTCAATCACGGCAAGCTCGATGCGGCGCAGCCGCGGCGCTAACACGATCCACGGCAACGAGAATTTGTTCAGTGTTTTCAGATCGATGCGCCAGCGCGCGCACAGATCGCCAGGGGTGAGGAAATCAGGATCGGTGAGGCGCCGCTGCTGGCCGCTCGTATTCGGGCGCGTGGGATCGCGGCGATCGATGGGCACACCCTTATGCCTTCTTGCAGTGATAGGCTGCTCGTGCGTCAGGAAAGCGCTCTTCGCTGCTTCGGGCGGGTTGGTCGCTGGGTTGATGCCATAGAGAAGTGGGTGACCAAGGCATCCGAAGCCGGCCCGCTCGAGCCCCACCATCGAAAGGCGATAGCGACCCAGCCGTGACGCTCATACTCGGTACGGCGTCATCGCCGCTTCGCAGGCCATCACACATTTGTTTCCGTGGCCGAGCGCCGTTTCGGCGAATCGAATATTGCGGACGTACTCGCTGAATTGCGACGGCGTCATCGCATGCGGTGCATCGGGATTCTGCGGGTCGGTGTCATCGAGTCGAAGATGCGCTTCGATGATGCGGGCGCCGGCGGCGAC